TTTCTATATCGCGCGCTTGTTTTTCTCGATCGGCGGGAAACAAAAACCCTTCGTGGTCCGCCATGTGGCCCGGCAATCCTTTCAAGACACCTTAAGTTTTACTTTAACTTCAGCCATTGGTAGAGTAGCCGGCGCGAACAGATTGCCAAGAGTTCGGGTTACAGATTGCCAATTTGTAGCGGATAGAACGCGGATGATGGCGCGGTAAAGGCGCGTTTTTGACCGGGAAATCCGCGAGATTCGGGAACAACAGGATCAGATCGCGGAGCGGTCTATGGCAAGATGTGAAAAGGTTTGCTGGTTTCTGGTTTGCTGAATCGCGGATGCTGAATTTCGGCAAGTTAAGGTGGTTGCTGCTGATGTCCCCAGAACCAGCCGCCGCCGCCACCGCCACCAATGAAAGTATTGTTAAATATGGCGCTGGGTGAATCGTCGAGGCCCGTTTTTTCGGCCCAGTACTCGACGGTGTCGCCGGTGTCGTTCGACACCAAGCTGATGGGGGCGGTGTAGGTTGTGTCCGAGCCGCCGTTCTTACTAAAGTGAACGGTGGAACCGGAAGTGGCCGGCGTAAGAGTAAGATTACCTCCGGTCTGGCCACGCGTGCCGCTAAAAACTGCGAGCGGAATACCGCACGCCTCCGGTCCGGACGCGCCGGAAGCAACTTTCGTGTAAGTACCGATTGTCTCGCTGGAATAACGGCCGTCGTCCGCGAATGCCCGGACGCGAAGAGTGGTGGTGGTATAGATGCCAACTCCGCCTCCTATCAGGCGAGATCCCGAATAGACAGGTGTTCCGTCGATGGTGTACCGGATAGTTAAGCCTGCCGAGGCTACCGGTATGACCCACACGCCAGACTCAAACGTGCGCGGCGGTGGATCGAGAATTGGGGGATTGATCGGTGCCCAGCCGGACACATCGTAACTTATGGGATCGATGGTTGTGAGATCATAGCTTTCGTCAACCGTGAACGGTTGCAGCTTGAACAGGACATTCGTTCCAGGAACGAAACTGGCATTGTCGATCACACCGAGATCTTCTCGTCTGATGAAATAAGCGGGGGTGGGCAAGTAGTGATTCTCTTGCGATGTACCCATTCGCGCGCGTAAAAAGGCGATCGCGAATAATCCATTTCCGTAGCCGGTCACGTTGCCGACACTCATGATCTCGCTATCGAGAAAAAGTAATAGAGTATCGTTCGTGAACTCGTCGAAGTTTTGGGTGACAACGGTATCCTCGAAGCCGATTCCGTAGAGGGTGAACCAAGCAACGTTAACCCCAGGGCTAAAAGAGGCGTAAAGTATTCCGAATGCCGCAAACTGATTATTGTCCTTCAAAAGAGTGTACGTATCACCGGAATCAAAGCTGGCCCACACGCGAAACCCCCTCACCTCGACATTCCCCTTGACCGCCAGGGCGGCGATCTGGGTAGCAAATCTGTGGTCAAGTAACAGGTAAGGGACTTCGGTTATTCGCGCCTGCCAGATGGGGCGCGGGCCCAGCAAAATCCCGCCAGGTCCACGGAATGCCGGCGGAATATAGAGCGACGGCCAGATGGAACGTTCCCATTCGACGGTGATGGAAGCTTTGGCTGAATTATCGGCTGCGTACTCGATTTCCAGCAAACGGAGATAGAATTGCAATCTGTAAAAACCGGAGGCGTAGAGAAAGATTTTGCCGGGCAACATGTTGTTCGCGGTCAGCCATTCGCGTTTCACGTGGAGCACGCCACGGGTGAAGGGCTGGGCGTGAATGTGACCGTATTCAGTGGCGTATTGCTTGGCCAGGTCGCCATCGGTGATCCAAGGCCGTTGAATGGTGATCTGGCGCGGGCTGCCGGTTACGCGCCGGTTGTTCGCATCGCGATAGACCTGGGTGTAATCGTTGTAATTATGGTCTCGCTCTTTATAGATGACCGTCACCTCGTTGACGGTTGGCCCCCAGCCTTGCGGTTCCAGCTCCGGTTCGCCGAGAAGATCATCGTCGGTCAGAGTGCCTGAGCTGACGATGGTCCCGTGCGACCAAAAACCTACAGAGAGCAAATTTCCTTCGCGCCGGAGCCAGCCGTCAAAATATTCGAGCAGCTGCGCTACCACCTGTCGAAAATCGCTCTGCTCGGAAATGACGGGCGAGATGCGCGCCTGTAACGCATTCAAGCCGTTGTAAGCGGAGATCCATTGAGCGGCATTGAGGCGCGCTTCCGGAAACTCCATACCGAAACGCGGGTCTGTAACCAAATCAAAAAGCACAGCGATCGGGTTAACGCCGCGGTTATCCGAATCAATCGATGCGCCCCCGAACCATGGAGCACCACGTTTGAGCTCGAACTGGATATTCGGAATGCTGGTACGATCGCGGCCCAGCTTCCAATTTTTGAACACGGCGTAGCACTGGCCGCGATAAGACGGATGATAATCGTAATGGCCGCTGAACGGGTTCGGATCACCAGAAGCGAAACCGCCGAAGACGCTGTCACCGTCTCCAGGAGGATTAGGATCCCAAGTGGTGGCGTCGCCGGTATCACCCGCGTCCGCCTCACGTGGCTGTAAAAGCGTGCTGTTGATGCCTTGTGTCTCGTTCCCCCAATAAATGCGAGCAGTCCCGAAATCGGGCACGGTAATTATTTCGCTGGCCGCATCGCCGCGCTCGACGGCGCCGCTCCAGACGATTTCGGAGTCGACAATTATTTTGTAGATCGCGTCAACCGGGTGCACACCGCCCATGCAAAACACGAGCGCGAAATCTGCATAGTAGATGTAACCGGTGATTTGCTCGTCGCTGCCTTTGCCGGCCTTTGTCTTGACCGGATCAGCGACGGGATTGTAAGCGGGCGTGATGTAATCGCCCGCGACGTAATTGCGGCCGGCCAGATATTTGACCGGCACGCCCTGTTGATTGGAATTGACCGCGTCATCGCTGATGTTAGCGAACTTCTTTTCTTCCTTGGGCTGCTGGGCAGCGGTGTTCGCGAAAAAACTCATAAAGACTGCGAAGAGATAATTGCATCACGAGGCTTCGTGATGCGGCAACGAGGACAGCGCTTACTGCACGCAGCAAATGCCTGGCTTAATTCCTTTTCGATAAGTCCCGCGAGAATGTCATCGCAATTAGAGAAGCCATGTTTCGCCAAATAGCGCTTGTAAGTTGCGACAATCTTTTCGGCTTTTTCTTTCGCGGTTTTCATTTCGGTTTCAGCCTAAACGCGGCAACCAGGTGCACGCTGTAACTTGAATCCTGGATGGTGCCTTCGACGACTCCGAGGCGAGGAAGCGCATTCACGAAATGCAGATCGCGATCGACCATCACCGGCATATGGAACAGCGAGCCGTGTTTCATGACGAGAATGTCGCCAGGCTTGAAGAAATCGCGTGGCGTAGAAGCGTCGCGGTCGATGACGGCTGGCGGGATCTCGAGCTCGACGAAGAGTTGGGCGAGCAATTTACTTTGCGGGTCGTCGGCTTTACCGCGAAACCAATCGAGAACTTTTTCGCCGAGCTGGTGCGACTGATAATCGGCGTGCGTGCGCGGGAACATCCATTTATTAGTGGCACCAATGCGCGTGAAAATTTCCTGGACAAGACCGATGCAATCGATCCCGCCGCGTTTGCCCTTCAGGTCTGACCTGGCGCCGGGTCTTATTTTCGCGAGCTCCGCTTTCCCAGCTTCATAGAGTTCCTGGTAATGTTGGCGAAAAGGTGTGTCTAACCAGGAGAGCGCCTCATCGCGGAGCGCTTTCGCGGCGCGGAAATCGTCGAAGTAGGAGGGCGTGGATCCAGGCGCCTTCATTTTTTACCTCCAGACACGGTCTTGGCTTTCATCGCTTTGACGCCGGGGTTCACGTTCGGCATGTAAGCGTGGCCGCCGAAGTTGATCCGGTTATTGAATTTTGTGTCGCATTGATCGATCGAGCCGTCGTAACCCGGAAAGAGATCGATCGCCTGATTATCAAAGGCTTTGAGAAGCGGGCGATCGATGTGTAACTGCACCTGATCTGTCCCGAAAGGAGCTGAGGATAGGATCCCGCGTTTTTCGGTATTGACGCCGACTCCCGTTGAGAGCCAGCCGCCGGCAAACCAATCAGCTTCTTTGGCGAAGCCGGCCGCGCTGGTGACGTAAACCCATTGCGCTATAGGCCGTGAAAAAATCGTTCCGGCGATTCTGAAATTCCATTCGTTGAGATGCGTCTGCGGGCTGAATTGCGTGTAATTATCTGAGACCGAGAGAAGGAAGCGCGGGAACTTGCGCTCGAAGAATGCGCCGAAGGCGAGCGCGGTAGCTTTGTAATCTGAGTCGATGCTCCAGACTTCGCCGGAGAAACGGACGACGCCGGGCGCCTGTAAATTGCCAGCATTCACTTCAACGACATCCAGAGAAAGCGTGCCGTCGAGCGCGAACGGCCACATTTTGTTGAGCGGGTTGCCGTCGAACTTATAGCTTTTGAAATCGAGTTTTTCCTGATCGAGCTTCAGACCGGTGGTGACGGAATCGAACGAGAACGGCGCCGGCACGTAGATGCCCGCGTAAATACCGGCGGAAATCACGATCGTGTTTTCATAACTGGTGTAGCGATCGACGCGGACACCGAGCTCGGTAAAGATGAAGAGGTAAGCAGGCTCTGGCAGCAGCGGCGGAGGAAGATAATATTCGTGGGGCAGCTCGCGGAACTTGATGCGCGTGGTGGCCAGGTAAGGCGTGGTATAAGTCCACTCGAGAGTCGTTTCGAGAAACCGCGCCAGGAGCAGATTACTCAGAATGGTGGACGCAGCCGTGTGCGCCGCCACGGGAAAGGTCGCCGTTAAAATGTCCAGGGTTGAGTCTTCGGCCGGGTCGCGAGTAACGGCGCTGAGCTCGTAGGGATCGACCGTGTCATTCGCGTCGATGAGGGCGATATATTGGTCGCCCGGTTGCGCTTCACGAAATGGGTTAGCGAATTCTGTGCGCTCGACATAAATTTTGGCAGCGGCCAAAGGCACAGGCGTATCGGCCGCCATTCGCATATCGCCGCGCCAGGTTGGAATCATGAATCGGCGGACCGGGCCGCGCTGGAGCCGCCAGAACGCTTCGATCGCGGCAAGACTGTTTCGCGTATTTTGGTAAAACTCCAACTCGAGCGCGCGCGCGTTGCGATGATCGTAAACGCGCTGTTGCTCGGTGCGGAGGAAACCGATCTCCTCATAAACGACATCAGGATCCTCAGTCCAATCGAGCGGCCGAACATGATTAGGGGGCACTGTCCAGAGCGGCGTGGTTGAGAAGACTGGAATGTGCGGCCCGACAATTGACCTGATGGCGGGATCGAACCAAACGCTGAGACGCCGGGCAAACTGGGAATTTTCTTTGAGCTTAAAACTTACATCGCTGGTTTCGTCGGTGATCCCTTCCGGTTTCGGGCGATCGACCAGGCGACCGAACATGAGGGGATACATCATCGAGCCGGCTGGCCAGTCGCGCAGCGTGCCTGGAAGAAGAGCGATCACCGAGTCATCCGTAAGATCGGCCTGAATAGAAGAGACAGAAACGATTTCCCAGACGCCAAAATTGTCATTCGCGATGATCCAATTGGTGCCGTAACGGACGGGGTGACCGATCAAACTTAAAATGCTGGTGCCCGCAAAAACGTCTACTTTCAGTTCGCACCCATCGGTCCAGAGCGGCACGGCAATTGTTTCACCCCGGATCCGGGTAAGAAAAATGCGCAGCTCAGTGGATTCCTCCGCGGAGGGCAAATACGCGGTCCACTCCATGTTGTAACGGGCGCTCTCCGCGAAGACCCGGCGTGATTCGTTAAACGTGATCGGTTCCTTGGCGATGTCGGTCGGCAGGGAAAGTGAAACCTTCACTTCGCTTTCCCAATTCGGTTGGGCAACCAAAAGGCCGATCTGCGAGTCCTGGAAGGTAATGAGCCGCGCGGTGGTGCCAGCAGTCTCAATTGGACCTGGCGGCGGAGGCGGCGGTGGTGGTGGCGGAGGTGGAGCTATGGTCTGCTCGATCAACCACGGCATGGCGTCGTCGCGGATGTAAGGCCATTGCGGGTAAGAATGAATCTTGCCGACTGCGCCGGTGTTGATGATCGGCAGGTAGGTGGTTACACCAGCAGCCAGTATCGCATCTTTGAAAATCGTCTGTTGCGACAACGGCATCGTCTCGTCATCGCCGTTGTGGTGGCGGATGGGCGAAGCGTTCGCGAGAGACAGATAAGCGTCCGGCGAACGCGCCAGGAGGACGGCGTCGTCGGTCGTGGCGCAGTAAGTCCGAACGATATCGACTTCCTGCGACGAATAATTAGGATCGACGAAGTGCGTCGGGGGCGACATGCAAATTGCGGCGTCGAGTCTGTCGTCGCCGAGCGTGCCGTCGATTGCGCACCAAAGCGCATGATGCGCGCTGCCGGACCCGCCGACTCCACCAACCCAGCCGGTAACCGCGTAGCCCAGCCCGCCCGGATTAGAGCGCATGAAGCGAACACCGATTTTGAAATCATCTGTCTGCTCATGCCAGGTGCCGGGGGTATTTTGTCCGGAAATAAGAGTGGTCAACCGGACTCGGAACGCTAAACATAGAAAACCTCGCTCGACCAGGCCGTCCGTGCCGAAAACGTTGGCTAGCGTAGCGATGTCGCCATGCGAAAACCCGCTCGCCACGGTGGCGACTACGCAATTCCACGGCTGCGGAAACACAGCCGGATCCGGGATATAAAGTGTCGCAGGCAACGGACACGTTGGATCGTCCGGCGGGCTCCCGATGCTCGCAAAATGGTAGGTCGTCCAAGCCATTTTATGTGGGCAGGCCGAGATCGATCCGGCGCCGGCTGATGGCGTCGTAAATAATTTTGTGCCCGGCCTTGGTCGCCATCTCGCGGATGAGCTGTTTGCGATCCATGAGAACGTAAATGTGGGTTTGTTGGCTGCGCCATGATGAACCGCCCGCCGTGGCTCCTCCCCCGACATAGCCGCCCTGGGCGTAACCAGGCCGGGTGAGTGCTACGCGATGGAGACCTTCGAGTTGCTCGCGCCCGATTATTCTCGTAGCAGGCGCGCTGAAGACGAATTCCTGGCCGTGAACAAACCCGGCGAACTGGCCGGCCACGCCACCGGTGAAACCGCCTCCAGCGAATCCGCCCGCTGACGATGCGACCGTGGTAGCGGTGCCGGTCGCGATCGCGCCGAGATAGGCAGCGAGCCCGGAGGCGGCGGCTACGCCAGAAGTGGCGATCGATGCAGCGATACCAGCCGGCGCCCACGCGGCCGAAGCGGCTGAGGCTTGCGCGGCGGTCGCGGCTTGATCGGCTGCGCCGAACGCTTTGTTGAGCGCGCTCATGATGGTGCGGCTTAGCACCCATTGGATCACCATCTGGAGCAGGCTTTGGACGAACGATTGGGCGAGACTCACAATGGCCTGGCGCCAGTCGCCGGTGCGCAGGATCAGGCTGGTTAACGCGTTCGCGGCGCCACTGGCAAAGTTTTGGAATTGTTGGGTGAGGAATCCGCCGATTTGTTTCCCGAGGTTCGACCATTCGTTTGTGAGCTGGACCAGGCCCGCACGCATCTGGCCAAAGAACGTGTTACTCGCCATGTCGGCATGAAGCTTCAGGGTTTGGAGATCGAGTCGCTCCAGCTCGAGTTGTAATTGGAGAAAACCTTTCGTGTCGCCCGCGCGCAGCTCAGCTTGTTGAAGGGCGAGAATTTCAGGGCGCAATTTCTGCAACTGCTCGAGGGCAGCAGCCGCCGCTTGCCGGCGTTGGGCCATTGCTTGGGTACTGGAAATTGCGCCGCTGCTCTCGAGTACGCTTACCCGCTCGAGCTCGACCTGGTAATGTTCTTCGGCGATCGCGAGCCGTTCTTTTGAAGCGGCCAACGCGTCGGTGGCAGTTTTAGCAGCGTCCGCGCCGCCAGCTTCACCGGCTCCGGCGCCGCGAAATGTGGTTCCGATATCCGCGCCGGGCACGCCGCCAGCACCAAGACCGGCTTTTGTGAAATCGAAACCCTCACCGGCAGCGGTTAAGGATTTGAAACCGACTCCTAATTCCTTCATCCTACTATCAAAGGCATCGAGTGGACCCAGTAGTGCCTGCAACGCGGCCGCAATCTGGTCTTTGCCGGAAACGATCTTGTCCGCCATTGCCATTACATAGTTCTCGCCTGTATCCTGGCCTGCTTTGATGACTTTTCCGGTAATGTCGGACTGCACAGCGGCGAACACAGCAACCAGCGCGGCCTGGACTTTGTTTTCGCCGGCCGCGATTTCGTCTTTGTAAACGTTAATGAACGATTGAGCTTGATGCGTCGCTAACGTTTCTTGCCCCAGGGACTTGAACGCGCTTCCGATTCCAGTGACAATCATCTTACTGATCTCGTCGATTAGCACACGCCACGCGTCGCTGATTGCGTTCTTCCAGCCTTCATCGGCCGCGACTTTTCCAAACGCCTGAACCAAATCGCCGATACGCTGGCCTACTTCATCGACGACCGGCTTTAGATCGCGCAGTTTGGTGGCGAGTTGCGTCAAAACCGGTGTAATCGCATCGCGGATTGGTTCTGCAACAGTGAGAAGGAGAGAGTGCCAGGCCGTTTCGACTGCTCCGATTGCTCCGCGCAACGTGTTAGAGCGGGCTGATACTGCGTCAGCGTAGCGTCCCTGGCCTGTAGTCGCTTCGGCAATCGCTTTATTAAGCAGATCGATCGTGACCTTGTGCTCGCGGAACATTTGCAGCACCTCCGATTCGCTCTTGCCCGTCTCGTCCATCAGGGTGCGAATGAGCAGCACTGTCGCCGCTGAGGTCTGGCCCATGCCGCGCACGATAGGCGTAGTTCCGTTTTCAATCGCGAATCTCATACGCTGGTACGCAGCGACTACGCTGTCGATGTTTTCGCCCGCTGTCGCAGAAATCTCGGCAAAGGATTTGATGCGCGGGACCAAATTGTCTGGTCCGGTCCCGGCGAGCACGAGTTGCCGCGCGGCATCCGCTAGCTCTTGTAAGGAGATGCCACTCGCCAGACTGAACTCGTGAAGCTGCTGGAGCTTTTGATTCGCGACATCCGCGTTGCCGATGAGCAGCTGTAATGAGAGCGCGGCCTGCTCGGATGCGGCGGAAGCGCTGAGCGTCTCGCTAGCGAACCTGACAATTTCTGCTATACCGAAGCTGATCCCGAGTGCAGCCAGCGCGATCTTAACTTTACCCATCGCTAGCTGCATAAGATCCATCCCGGCATCAAACTTTTCGACAACAGGGGTGGCGGCTTCAGCCGGCTTAGTAACATGGGTTTCGATACCGGAGCCCAGGCTTTCGGCTGAGCTAGTTACTCGATCCAAGCCGTCCTGGATACCCGCGCCCATCTCCCCGGCTGCACTGGTTACGCTCTCGAGTCCGTCCTGGACCTGTCCGACCAGATCCTGTAACCCGCTGAGATCGGCCAGGGTCTTGAACTCGAGCGTGAGCGTGGCGGTATCGGCCATTTGTCAGGTGCCTCGTTTGATCGCGTCGTTGATCCGGTCGATTCGTTCGTTTGCTTTGCGCACGAAGAGGTCGAGCTGCCTCAGGGTGCTTTTGTCGAGTTCGGCGCGGCTGTGTCCCTGATTGATGAGGTAATCGTAGGTCTCGCCAATGGTTGCCCCGGCGGCGCGGCCGCCTTGAAGCGGCCTCCGATTTTTTTTGCTTTGGCAAGCAAATCATCGCTGAGGTTGAGCTCGAGGGCGACATCGACCAGGTCGAGCACTACCGAGAGCGGCAGGTTATTGACCCAGTCCGCGTCGTGCCCGGTGGCTTTGGCGATGAGAGAGACTGCGAGATCTTCGGAGCTGGCAACCACTTTGCCCAGCTCCGCGACATCGATCTTCAGTTTCCCGTCAGCGGTCACAAAAGCTGCCATGTGACCGCTGAGCTGTTTTAGGAACCCGAGCGCATCAGCCCACTTCAACTCGCTGACCGTGACCGTTTCGTTCCCGATCTTTAGTTCACGATTCGGGAACAAGATTACCGCGTCGTTATTAGTCATGGCGCCTCCCGATTAGGTCTTGAGGCGTTTCACGACCATCACGCCGGTAAGGGTGGCGATCAGGGTGAATTTGCGATAATCGTCCGGTTTGAACTCGCCGCTGCTATCCGTACTGAGGATGCAAGGGAAGTTAAACAGGTAGCGCACGGGCGGGAGCGCATCGGTGCCTCCAGAACTGACCCCGGAAGCCGAATCGTCTTCTCCCTGGAGCTCGAGCGTGCCGGGCCGGTTGAGAATGCTCAACGCGTTCACGCTATCGTAGGTGAGCGCGGGCGCGCTGTAGGTGACAACGCACGCAGCGGCATCAGCGATGGTGGACCCGAGCGGGATGTAGATTTTTCCGCCGGCTCGATCGATAACGTAATCGGTGCCTTCCACCTTGCTGCCGGGCGTGGTGAGCGAGGCGTTGAAGAGCCCGTATTTACCGATGTTGAACACTTTCCCTTTCAGCGAATTGAAGCTGAACGTCGCCGCTGTGCCCACGGTCTGGGAGAAATCGGCATTTGGCGTGCCGGCCCAGGCGAAGGGCAAAGTGGGCGTGGTGAACTCATCGAGGGTGAGTGTCCATTTCGCTTCACTGGCGTAAGCGTCATCGCGGTCGAGCACTTGGATGCCCCGGCGCGATTTGAAGTGTTGTTTGCGTTTGATTCCGAAATCGATCTTGTACATTTCTATGTTCCCCAGATCGACTGCGGATGTGTCGCCTGTCGCGGTAAAGTAACCTCGGCCGCTCAGGCGTTCCTTTGCGTATGCTGCATCGTAGTCCATTTTTTATTCCTTCTTGATTGCCCTCCGTAGCTTTATGCGAAGGAGGGTGGTTTTAGTTATGCCTCTTAAGCGGCTTTGGTGCCCTCCTTCGCCGAGGCTGCGGAGGATGAAAAATGAAAGGTGCCCTGCAGTCCGTTCTCGGAGTACACGGCAACGGCTTCATTAGATTGATCTTTCGTGGAAAAATCGATGCGGGCGGCGTGTTCGCCGAGCACCTCAGTGATTTTTCCTTTGTGCTGTTTTTTATCGGCGCCGACGTAGACAACATCGGCATCGACTGTGAGTGGTGGATGGTCCATAATTTTTGAGGTTTGAGGTTTGAGGTTTGGTTATTGGGTTAGTGGTTGAGTTGAGACATCGAATGTGCCGCCTACGGCCTGGCCGATGCTGGCCGTGTTCAGCTTGAATGAGACCGTCGCGAACACGGCCGGGCCGCCAGTGAAGAGCGATGATAACCCGGCTTTGGCGCCGAGCTCCGGGCAGGTGAGAATATATTTCAGCCGGGGCAGGGCCACGCCGGCGGCGTCGTCCATGTAATCGTTCCGGACAAGATCGAGCCAGGGATTACCGGCCGAGTCTTGTAACTGGCCGGCCACAAGTTTACCGGTGATCACGCGGCCACTGATCAAGTTTTTGGTATCGTGATCGCGAATCAGGAAGCCACTGGTGTCGTAAATGATAGTAGGATCGTCTGCGTCTTCCTGGACGAGAGTGAATAGGACATCGATCCCGTCGACGCTGATAGCGCCGAGATCGCCAAAGGTGCCGTAGCAACGGCAGAGCGAATCGTCCGCCACATCGGGCGGAATAATTTGGACCGGGACGGTAGGCGTAGGCACGTAAAGTTTGACCAACAGAATCTGGGCAGCGGCGCCGACTGCCGCTAACTCGGTGCGATAACCGCCGAGCGTCCAGTTGGTGAGATCGGTCGAATCGTAAATAATGATTTCTTCCGCGCCCACCGGTGGAGTTGTGACGACGCGGAACACTGGCTCCGAAGCCCAGGGTTGAGTTATGCCCGTGCCGGTAGCCGAGCCGTCGATCACGCCGGCTGCGATCCAGCGATAGACCACGTTTGCCAAGGTCGTGCCGGGGGCGAGTGCAACGTTAAAGATCATGCGTCAATGAAGAGGTATTCAAGGATCGATGGGCTAGCCGATTTGGCGGCCATGGCAGCCCGATTCCAGAACCCAATAGTGTATCTCCCTGCCCCTAGGGTTATCCCGTCGAAAGTAGTGGTGTTCCCGGCAATTTCGATGTCAACGGTAGAGAGATTTTTGAGGTAAAAAAAACCGATAATATTGACGGCGCCCTTCGGAATATTTGAGGCGGTATTGGTTGTATTTACCTGGTCGTGAATGACGTGTAAGCCAGCCACGTCGACGAGGATCGGGCCGGGTGCTATTTTCCAATTTTGAACGCCCTTGATAAAACTGAAGCTGTTAAGGTTGATCGTTAATTCTTGAGCCATGGTGTCTGATTTTTGAGGTTTGAGGTTTGATGTTTGATCTGGAAGCCACGAATCCAGGAGCCGTCTCTCCCATTTTTATTTTCTTGGTTTCCTGGTTTCTAGATTCATTCAGGTGATGGTGAGTGACGCGTTTACGCGCACGTTGTAGGTGAGGATGGGATATTCGGAGACGAGCAGGTAAGGCGTCTCATCCAGGGTCAGCCGGCTGATGCGCTGTCCGATGGGCGACCAGAGGTGCAACCGGCGCATGCAAAAGACGACGAGATCAAACGCGGCCACTTGTGTGCCGGCGGCGCTGCGATTGACGATCACGTTCTCCTGAATCTGGACTTCTATAAGCGGTTTCAGCGCGATGGGTGAAGTGTGCTCCGCCCCGATCCGTTTTGCGCTGGGTGATAACACAATTCCGACAATGCCGATCCTGGCGACGGATCGGTCGATAATATTTTTCAGGTCGCCGATGATCTCGGTAATGAACTGGATCGGTTGATCGTTAGCGGGAACCGGCGCCGGGATAGCAGTGTCAACCGCCGCGAGTCTGGCGGCGATCTTGCCCTGGAGATCAGAAAATGCGCTCATTTGGGTAGGGACGTGACGATCTCTGTGCCGATCGTGTCGCGGATGTAATCTTTATTTTCCTCCGCTCCGGTGCGGAACGGCGCGCGCTCAGGAACATTCATTTTGCGCGTAGCCGATTTGCCAGTCTTGGTCCGGTAACGGACCGTGCCCTGGAACCCGAACTCGTGGACCCGGCCGTAGATAACAGGTGTGCCGATCGCGCCTGTGATCTCGTTGCCTGTGATGGTCGCCGGAGTGGCGCGGACCGATTGGCGTAATTGTCCGGTCCGCTCGCCGAGCCGGTGTTCAGCCGGGGGGAACGGTCCTCTGCCGGCGAGCCGTTTTTCCTGGATCCGGCTGGCGACAACTTCGAGTGCGCGATCCATCCCGCGTTTAATTGCTTGCGGCAATTCCTGGGGCGCATCCCGGAACCTCTGGATAAGAGCCTGTGATTCCGGCGGGAGGTCGATATTGATGGTGAGAGCGCTCATGGCAACTTTATGCGCTGTAAAATCCTGAAACAAAGATCGTCCCGGTAACGGCAGTTGATCCCGCCTGTGAAGTACTGACAACCACCTGAACAATGTTGCCTGCAGCGCAAGCTGTGAACGGCCCTGATCCGGGTAGGGCATATTGACCATAATAAGTTCCGACTGCGGGCGTGCCCGAACCAGAAACTGTAGCCGCCGTCATTGCGCCGCTCGCGCCGCTTTCTTGTATCTTGAAAGTTTCTGTACCTGCGCCGGCGGTAGTGACCGAGGTGACGATAAAGTAGGCACCCGTGCAAACGAACTTCCGACCAGTTGGCACGGTAAAAACCGTGGTTGTGCCTGCCGCCTTCATGTTCACGCCGGTTACCGAGATCGTGAAAACTCCGACATCGACAGTGGGCGGACTCGCCCCTGCATAAACCGCGTGGTTCCGAGTAACGTCTCCAGCTGTAAGTCCGTCAGCTGTTCCGGTCAGGTTCGTCGCTATCCCGGAAGACGGCGTTCCAAGTGCCCCTCCGTTCATCAAAACATTGACGCCTTCTACCGCAATCTGTCCGGCGCTGGCGCGCGAGATAGTTGTGTCAGTAGCGTGACCTACATTTACGCCGGTGAACTGGGGGCTGTCACCTGTACCAAGTCCGAGATTGGTTGCCGCACCGGCAGCGGTGCTTGATCCAGTTCCTCCATCAGTAACAGGAACATCGGTCCCACCTGCGCGATAGATAGCATTACCTTCTACCGCTATGTCACCAGCACCGGTGCGTGTAATGGTAGTATCTGTCGCGGCCCCTACGTTCACACCAGCGAATTGTGGACTATCAGAAGTTCCAAGACCAAGAGACGCTGCGGTTTGATCGCCGGTGTTGGTTCCACTGCTGGCGCCGGTCACTGTGCCGCCACCGGTTGCAAAATCCGCGCCGGTAAGAGCGGTATTGAATTGGGCTAACGTGCCAGTGATGCCGACGATGCTGGCTTGGTCGCCGGTATTCGTGCCGGTGGCTGTGCCAGAACCGGACGGGTAGAGCGTATCGAAGTAAGCCTTGATAGTCGCTTTAAGATTCGCCCAGGTAAGTTTCTTTAGAACGTTGCTGGCCGCGCTGTCCACGAGCGGCAATTCGTCTGCGTCCACTGGCGTTGTCTTGGACGAGGCAGCGTGCGTGCCAGGCGCTATGACAGTGATGTTAGCAGTTCCATCGAACGGTTGGCCGTCAATGTTACGTGCAGTCTGTAAGGCGGTTGCAGTTCCGGCATTGCCGCTGACCGAAGTCTGGTCGCCGGTGTTGGTTCCGCTGCTGGCGCCGGTCACTGTGCCGCCGCCGGTGGCAAAATCCGCGCCGGTCAGAGCAGCATTGAACTCGCTCAGGGTGCCGGTGATGCCGTAGCCAGCGAGCGTGACCGGAGTATTCGTAATCTTTGACCAGATCAGCGCGGTGATCCACGACGGATTCGAATAGGACGCCGCGGTGTCTGCGGCGTTGGTCACTTGGGTCGCGGTATAATCGCCGGTTTGTGCGGTCACGGCGCCGGTGCGTCCAAACACCGAAGAGACCGCGCCGCCGCCGGCTGCGTTTTTCCATTTGCCGGACGCGGAATCGTACGTAAGGACCTGCGTGTTCGTGGGCGATGCTATGAGGACGTCGGTGAGATCCTGGAGACGATCGACCGGCGGGCGGACGCCCTGGGCCACGGACGTGGAAATCCCAAATCCCAAGCTCCAAATCCCAAGGAGCAGAGACAGAATTATTTTGTGAATTTTGTCTGTCGTCATGAGATTAAAGTCGCGAGATCGAACGTGTCAGCGGCTAGACTCATCACCGCTTTTTTCAGGCCGGCCGGGCTGCAATCGACCTGGTATGTGGTACCGGCCGGAGTGAGGAGATTGTTGCGTTGCAGATCGATCCAGGGATTCCCGGAGGCGTCCGTGATGCGGCCCTGGTCATCGGTCGTAATGGTAATTTTTGGACCGGTGCGCGATGCCGAGGATCCGCTGAGGATGCGTTCGCTTTTAGCCGGCGGCGAGATCAACTGGATGTACACCTTAACGCCCACGGCCGGCTTGTTATCGAGCGTTTCGAGATAACCGTAGACGCGGCAGAGCGACAGATCGGCGGGCGGCCCTGGCACAACTACTGCCGGCGATGAAGGCGGAATAACATTGAGCTTCGAAAATACGAACGCGACCATGTATTGGCCAACATTCCAGTTGGTGGCATCGCTGTTATCCCAGATCTCGAGCTCTTCGGCCCCGCTTGGGGGGGTGCCGACGTCGACCCGAAAAATAGGATGCCCCGAATCCGGCTGCGTGATACCGGTCGTTTGGGTCGCGCCGAGCACGCCGGCCGCGATCCAGGCCCAGCGAACGTTCGAGAGCAAAGTCCCAGGTCGAAGCAGCGCAGTCATAATCATTTCACTTCCTCCACGCGCCAGCCGAGAAATGTTCTCATGACCCACTGCTTGAATCGCGACGGGGCCTGTCCGGCAAAAACCATGCTGTGGCAGCAATCACAGACGATGCGGTAACGCGCCCCGCTGACCGGGGCGCCAACTGGATGCAACGTCACGTTGCTCATGCCAGCGCCTCCTCGGCCGCTTTGCCTTCCTCCTGATCGATCGGGATCAGGATGCAACGGCAATTGATGGTGTTATCCGGGCTTGCGCCTAACGAATCGTCACCGGGAAACATGAGCTCTTCACCGCCGACATTGAACGGCTGATCGATTTTGCGGACCTGTTGATCGGCAGCCTCATGCGCCGGGCGCACACCAGGCAGCCCGCTGATCACCCATTTTTTGTATGTTATCCCGGCGGCTTTGGCTGCTTCGTTGCGCGAGAAACCGTAGGCGGCGTGCGTCTCAGTGCTGGCGATCACTTCGGCCCGGCCTTGATCGATTGCATCAAAGGCATCTGTGATGCGCGTCGAGAGATCCCGGATCGATTCGCCTTTATCCAGGCCAGCGGCGATTTCGTCTTTGATGGTTTGCCAGATTTCGTCCGGGACATCTTTCAAGTAATTTTGGCGGCGCTGAATAAAATCGATTGTCGCCTGCGCTGGCAGTTTCCAGGGATCGCTCCGGCCGAGCTCATCGAACATTTCCTGCCCGGCCGTCTGAAGCGCGTCGGTTTGCTCGACCGTGATCGCGGCCAGGAGATCGTTCTTAAACTCGTCGAGGTTGAAAGCGATTCGAATCGAGTCGGGTTGATCTTCATTGGCGATATTCGCGGCGCGAAAACGGCGATCGAGATTACGCAGGGTCTCGTGCTTTGCGTAGCCGAGCACGCGCGCGATCACTGCCTGAAATTTCGCTGATACGTTATCTTGTTTCGCGATCTGTTGACGCGCGAGCTGGCCGGCCGGCGTCGACCCGTGGAGCGCGTCCATGATCCCTCCAATCCGGGCACGGAACATGTCGACTGAATTTGTGACCACACTCATGAGGATAAAAAGGAGGAGCGCGTGCATTTCATTTACAGGCCACTGAGTCGATCGCGCGTGCCGACGCGATCTGGTTGTGTGTCTGAGCTCTTGAGATCGGTAACTGCGATTGACGGCTGGCCTTGCGTGTCATCGATGATGACGTCCGGTTTCGTGATGGTGACCAGCCCTCTGGCGATATCTTTCAGGTGCGCGATGGCGCCGTCGCGTTCTTCCTGGCGCAATTTGGTGAGGAGCGTGCCGCTCGGTTCCTGGGCGAGATAACTGGCGCGCGCGATCGCGGCTACGTCGTCCACGCATTCAGGCGGCACGCTGGGCGCGGCGGCTTTCGGCGGCGGGATGTAACCGCGCGCAAAATTCGCAGCCGAGTCCACGCATTGCTGGAGCGTCTGCGACGGCTCGATCGCATCCATGTTTGCTTTCTCGACCTCGAGAAGCCGGACGTTGTCTTCGGTGAGTGTAATCCAAGTTGCCATAAAATTTGCTCGTGACTGGCGTCTCCGCAGAGACGCCAGAGCATGAACAAACAAAAGTTGTTCTGTTTAACTGATGGTGAGCTGCTGGACGCCGAGGTTGCCGGCCATCACGATGTTCGAGTAATGCTCGATGGTGAGGTCGGTGCGCTTGGCGTTGACCACCTGCACGAAGACGCGGACGAACCCGCCGCCTTCCACTGCGCTAACGAACCGTTTGATGTCGCTGGGATCATCTTTGCTGATTTGCTGTTGCGCGTAGTAGATCTCGACCTTGTTCGCCACCACCTGCGTTTTCGCCGAGGCGCTGGATTGATAGCGCTCCTTGCTTACCACCACGTCATCGACTCCGAGCAGCTCAGCGAGCTGATCGGGCGTCAACGAAGCCGAGGCGAAACCGCCGGCCGTGTTTTGGGCGCGATGCGAGAGCGAACGTTTCCTCCAGGACGTGGAGCCGTAGAGGATCAGGTTCGCATCGATACCGCGCGTGTCGCCGCTGGTCTCGATCTTCGAGAGAACATCGAAGTCGGGATCTTTCCCGGCCGTGGTGTCCCAGGTGAGCGCAGTGTTGGTTGCCGCTGCCGAGATGGCCGCGATCGCGCGACGCAGCTCGTTGCGATACAAACGTTGCAACAGCATCCGGGTGTAACGCTCCTGCCAATCGGCGCCGAGCTGTTCGTCGGCATCGACCGAGATGGTGAGACCTTTGTTATAGGTCTTCTCGTTCACGGACGTTCCGGTGAACTCGACTCTCTTGAAGTCGGCACCGATCGCGCGGATGTCGTCGGATTCGCTGAGGAACTGCTCGGTGTTCGCGGCTTTCTTGAACTCGAACCGTCTTCCGACCGGGATCTCCGGCACGATCTTGTCGAGGGTGGCTTTGATGTCGTTTTGCTCCAGCCAACCGACTGCATAATTTGTCAGCGGTTCACTGAAATAAGTCGATTCAAAGCGACCTTCGTTTGCCAGCATCATCTGGCCGGGGTTACCGGCGCCAGCGCCAGCGTCATTAGCGAGTCGATCTTCGGGACCGAACGCTTGGACTGTATCTGGTAATCTTACATTTTCTGCTATAGCCATAATGCTTGAATTCCTTTCTGTTGTTTATTGCACGAACTTGATTGCCGGGTGGGTGGCGACCTCGATGAGATCGTTTGCGGCGCCAGCAGTTAACGCGCGGCCGATCGGGAAATAAGTTCCCGCCGTGCCGGCGATCGCGCTGACTTTGCCGGCGGCGGACGCGCCACAGAATAGCCAATCGCCCACGGCGATGGTTCCGGCAGCCACCATGAAGACGGTGCCTTCACCCGAGCCGCAGATGAACACGTTCACGTTCGCCTCCGCTGCGGCTGCTTCATCCGTGACTACACCGATGGGCACGTCGGCTTGCGCATTGGCGACAGCCACATGGCTGTCGTCAGTGCCTTTTTTAACTACCAGATACCGCGTTGTGATCGCGGCATCAGTCAGCTTACTGACGTTCCCGGTGGTGTGTCGGCCCTCGGCGATGTTCGAGAGCACAAGCCCCCGGCGTCGAGCGCGTTTAATAACTAAGACCGCAAGGCCGATGCACATGAGCACGGCCAACAGTCCGATTAACTGAGTTAGCATTTTATTTTTCCTTTCGATTTGCTGTTGGTTGTTTTTTTGGTTGGCCGATGCCCTTGCGGGAATCGGAATTGTTCTGAATTCGTTAGGTCGCCTTTGATGGCGCGGTCACCAGGTCAGGGCGCTGTTTTTTGGCGAGCGTCCAGCCGGCGGTGAAATCTTTAGCCTTGCCATCTTTCACGAGCTCGTTGGCCAGCGCTTTGAGTTGCTGGCCAGGCGTGCCGCCGGTTTCCATGGCGCCTTCGCGCTGACCGAGGTTCGCGGTGATCGCGCCGGTTTTGATGACCGGTTTGGCGTTGGCGAGCTCGGCGGATTTCCCGGCAAAATCTTCTTTCAAATCCGCGCGCCATTTGTCGGTATCGGCAGCGGTGATTTTGCCCTGGGCAAGCGCAGTCGAAACAATCAGCTCGACCCGCTCGTGCCGTTCGTTGTCGAATTGTTCCTGGGCAGTTTTCGAGGCTGCCTCGGCGTCGTCTGCGCGTTTCTTTTCGTTCGCGAGCGCGGTCTCGAATTCGGTCCGCGAATTAGCGATAGCTTCCTCGGCCGTTTTCTTTTTGTTGGCGGCAGTGGCGAGCGTCGCTTCCGCTTCGGTCGCTTTCTTTTTTGCGTTCTCAAACTCTTGCGCGTGCCTGGTGGCAGCGGCCTCGAGTTCTTCTGGCGTCGGCTCCGCGTCATCGGCAAAGCCGAACAGTTTTTTTATTGCGTTAGGTAGTTTCATTTGATCTCCATTTTCTTGCACGTTGCTCAGTGGGAGCACGGGCATGTTTGGCATGTTGGTGAAGCCGACACTGATCAGCTCATCGGGCCGGAGCACTCGCTTACCGCCGATGTTCGCCGGCGTGACATGCCAGACCGGCGAGAAAAATTTGTAATGGCCTTCGCGGACCAGCTCTTCGCCGGCGCGGGTCCATTTCACGTGCCCGTATAAACCGTCGTCACGGGCGTCGACTGCGTCGATCCAGCCGTAGGCGCGTTTGTTAGGGTAATCCCTGGGCGAGGTATCGGGGTGGCCTTCATACCAGGGCAAACCGCCAAAGCGCCGAAGCAATTTCGCAGTGAGCGATTTGAAATTGGTAACCAGCTTGTCGCCATCCGACTTATCGAAATATTGCAAGCCCATCGGGTGCGGGAACGCGCCGTAGGGCGCGACCTGGACCCAATCGCCCTGGAGCACTTCGAACTCGTTCGCTACGCCTTCGACTTTTTGCGCGACGTTTTCGGTCCGAGCCGGACTGGCGGTTTCTTCGTTTCCGAGAATCATGCGGCCTCCTTTTGGCTGAGCCCGGAAAAGAGCGCGTCGGTGAGCGATCGTTCGAAAGTTTTGGCTGAGACTTCGTCGCTGCACACTTGCTTGCTCAGGTCCGGGAGAGCGCGAACAAAATTTGCCAGGGCCAGAGGAAAGTCAGCATCTGGAACGCGCATGAGCTCGGCGAGCGGCACCAGGACCGGCTTAATATCTGGCGTCGCGGCCGGCCTGACGTTTTGGAGCGCGTTCGCGACCAGGGACCGCGCATTTTCAGCTGCGTTAATCTTGTCTGCCGGATTCGTGACTGTGTCGGTGGCCGCTTGCGAGGTGAGCAAATTTTTGGCTTCGGCGCCTTCGGGGATCGGCCGGCCATAACGTTCGCTCACGCTCTGGAAATCGAGCGGGAACCCTGAGTCACGCAGGAATTGGTCGACCAAAATTTCGTTTTGGAGATCGAGTTTGCGCGTGGTTAAAACTTTGATGTAAGCCAGCGGCTCGTCGTCGCCGTGCTCGTAACGGATCACGGACCGGGTGACCTGGATGTTGAGCGTCTCGGAAATCATCTCGGTGTCGTCCACTTCTAGGATCTCGCTTTCTTCGCCCTGGACACTGGCGCCGGTGCTGCGTTGCTGGCCCTGGCCGCCGCGCGACATAGTGGAGAGATCCGAGCCGCGCCACATCGCGCTCATGGCGCGATCCATCCGCTCGACCAGGACTGGGTGCGGCAGTTCGCCGGTGCCTTTGGTTTCGAGCAGCGTGATATTTTCGCCGACGTTTTTCACGGCGGCGGCGCCGGCCATGATCGATTCGACCGCGCTCAACATCGCGCTCCATTCCGGCGAATCTTCCGGCGCGTTGGTTTCACCGATCGGGATCGGCATCCCGAAACGCTCGCAATAGATCAGCCAATCTTTGAGCGGCAGATGCTTGAACATGTACGCGATCGCGCACGGCAACATCAGACCGTCGCCGACGGTGATCATCCAGTTATCGGGATCGAGATCGATCCCTTCGATAGCGCCTTCCTGCGGCAGGTAACGCAGTTTACCGGTCCGATTTTCAAAGAACCAGAGCGGCGCAAACCGGAACTCGGCGGTGAGCCCTTTTGCGCCAGGTTTCCAGACGATCTCGTGGACGGCATATTTTTTTCCGATCGCATCCCCCATTTGCCTAACGAGGAGTTTTAAACCGCCCCGCTCGTTTTCGCTGATCGCGTTGACGGCCGTGATGTGACCGTAAAAATGTTCGAGCGTTTGCTTGTGCGCGTCGGCCTTGGCTGATTTTTCGGTTGTAACAATTTCGTAGCCGTTGCGCGCGATCGCTTTTTTCCGTTTCGGCGCGACGGCCGCCAGGATGTCGTCCCGCCGTTCGATCGCGTCGCTCATGAGCGCGAACTCCCGCAGGTAACCGGCATCGAACGAATCAATCATCGCCGCGAGCCATTCCGGCGTGAGCGACCGGATCGGGTTGAACCGCGATTTGATGAATCGCTGGATCCGTTGCGGTGTGATGATCTGAGCCATTAGACGAGCGGCCTCCTGCCGACGCGCATGTATCGCGGTTTGCCTTTGCGTTCGACCGATGAAAACGAAAACGGGACTGCGCCGGACGCAGCGCGATTGAAGAGGGCGAGCGCGGTGCACCGATCGGAGTGGCCTTCCTTGGTCCGTGGCGCCCAGTAATTGTATTGGCCGTTCTGGACCACCTGTTGCATGGCGTGCAGATCCTCGCGGAATACGCGGTCGATCGGGACGCGCAGTTTGGTCGGCGCTTCGAACCGGCGCCGGAGCTTCGGGAAAATCTCGCGCTTAAATCCGACCGTGAACGTGCAGAGTTCGATTTTGCCGAACTTGTGTTCCTCCGGTTTATATTCGGCGTGACGTTTGACCAGCTCGTCGCCGCCGCCGATGCCGGGGCCGGTGTAATCCCAGCAAACCCGTTGCGCGATTTTGATGCGCGGCTCGAGGATGGCGAGCTGGTCCGGCGTGCTCATGTTGCGCAGCTCGAGCACTTCCTTGATGACGTCGGTGTCGCCTACGCGCTGGCCGAGCACGCAAATGGTCGGGTCAGTCGTGCGCCCGTAATCGATCCCGAGATTTACGCCGCGGTGGCGATGATTAAAAAAGTCGGGATCGACGGTGGTGCTGGCGTCGGATGATTCTGCGAGCGCGATGAGCTCGTAGGGCAGGAGCACGTTGGAGCCATCGATAAAGTCGCATTCGTATTCCTGGGCCCAGCCTTCCGGGTCGTCGAGCGCTTCCTTGAGCTCGTCGATGTTGACCGGCAATCCCATCTTGACCGCGTCGTAGATTGTGACCAGGTGTTTGCTCCACTTCATCGCCTGGCCGGTTGGTTCTTTGCTCCATAGATCGTGAAGTTTTGCGCCGCTGCCGGATTTACCGTTCGCAGTGGAAACGATCCGCACTTTCTTTTCGCCGCCGCGCAGCGGATTGGTGATCGACGGCAGGATCGCGCGCCAGACGTTCTCGGGATCTTCGATGAACCCGAACTCAGTCAGGAGCACGTTTGCCGAGTAACCGCGCACCGTGTTCGGGTTCGCCGGCACCGCGATGACACGGCTGCCGTTCTGCCACACGATCGACGCGGAATTGATCAGGGCCTGGGCGCTGTCCCGGTCCTCGACGTAATCTTCAATCGCAAACTTGTAGGCTTCGGCCCATTCCTTCCATTTGCCTAACGACTCAAGCGCCTGGCGTTCGCCGGCCGCGCCGATGAGCCACTCGCTCTTCGGGTTTTTCAGGCAATCTTTTACGCCTTCGTCGGCCGACGAAAAATCTTTGCCAGTTTGACGCGACCAAATTCCTATCTTGAACCGGGAATCATCGTTTACCCAGTTGCGCTGATACTCGAGCAGAATGGATTCCGGGGTTAGAACTTCTTCATTCATCAGGCAGCACCGAAGATTTGTTTCAAACGAATCTGTTTCTCCTCTGGGGTGAGTTTCGAATCCGTCACCACGCCAGACGCTTTCTCGGCTTGCTTCGCTTTCTCCTCGAGAAGAGCAACGCGGCGCGATTCCAGATCTTGATCGCGCGCTTTGAGCATCATCATAAAAAATGATTTGACCGTGTCCGGGTCCGCGCCAGGTGTGATGCTTTGCTCGAACGCGAGTTGCTGCATACGTTCGATGGTGGCCGGCGCGAACATGCTCGGCGTTTTCTGCGCCTCGTCGGCAATCTCCGCCGCTACCGAGAGCGATTTCAACCGTTGCTTGATGAACCGCTTGGGCGCTTCCTGCGCATAAAAGGCAGAGAGCGCAGCCGGCGACGATTTGATTCCAAATTCTTTTGCGACCATCTCGCGCACGGCCGTGTAGGACATCCCGCCCAGCATCCAATCGAGAATTGGATCCTTTTTCTCGTCCGGCAGGTTCAGCAGCTTCGAATCGCTTCTCGGTTTCCTCATGCTTCATGGCTTCCTGGGTTCCAGATTCATTCAGAGATTGCTCGCCACCTGGGCGCGGCCGGCATCGGTCAGTTTGATTTTACGGGCGCCGCCGAGTCCGCCCGGCACGATGACGACGAGTCCCATTTGTTCGAGGTCCTGGAGTTCACCGCGAAATTCGGAAAGCAAAACAGCCGGCAGCACATAGAGATTCAGATCTCGATGCAACACGTTCTCGGGGAGAAGAAACCCGGACGCCTTATTAACGGCTTTCAGGATCTCGAGCCGGACGAGTGCTTTCCGTTGGTCGTGCAAATTATCCATTGGTCATGTCTCCCGAGCTGCGAGCTCCGCGCGGCCGGCATCGGTGATCATCACCCGGAACGGGCCGCCAAGTGTGTCGAACACGCGCACGATCAAGCCCATTTGTTCCAGGTCGAGCAGCGCCGCTTGGAACTCCGACAAGTGCGCACGCGGCGCCAGGTGCAGGTTAATGTCTGCAAACAAAATATTTTCGTTGAGCATCCGGCCGGACACGCGATCGAGAGCTCGTAAAATCTCAAGGCGCGCGCGCGCACGGCGTTCGTCGTGTAAATTATCTGTCATTGGGATGCTGCCTCCGTTGTGATTGATGGAACGCGCCTTCTAACTTGCTGATGGCCGTCAGCACATCGTTGATGCGCTGGTCGAGACGGCGTCCTTCCTTGGCGATCTCCCTGCCGATCTCGGTAAATTTCCGGTTGGACTCCTGATCGAACCGCTCGAAATGCTGCGTGGTGACGAAATCTTTCACTGTCTCGGTCCGGATCGGGTCGGGCAGGATCCGGCGTGTTGGATCGTGCGGTTCCGACAATTTGCGCCGGCTCACCTGGATGTTGAAATAAAGCAGGATGCAGACCGCGATGAGAACGAGAGAGCCGAGGACGCCGAAGAATTCGCTGGCGCCTGGTGACGGCAAACTGACCTGGCCGAGAACCGTTGCTATGCTGCCGGCCACGGTCACAATTACGGTAGGAAGCAATCTCATTTTTCATTTGGCCTTCATCGGGTTTTGGATTTCGGCGTGGGCGAGGGTCGCGCTTTCCACCAGGGCCACGGCGTAGGCTTCGGTTTATAGCGGATGACGGTCCTGGTTTTGATCTGCGGCTTCGGCGTCGGATCAGGAGAGGGCTTTGGCGGGATAACAATGACGGGGCCGCTGCCATTGGTTTCGGGTTCGACCACCTGAGGCACGGCTAGCTCTGGATTGTGGGTCTGAAGCGCTTGCCATTGCCTCGCCCGAAGCCCCATGTCTTCGCGAGCTTCCGTCTCGAACTTTGCCCGCTCCTTGCGATCAGTTTTTATCTGGGCGCCGAGCAGGTAAATCCCGAGAAGGATCAAACAGATGCCGGGGATGAGTCCGCCCAGGATGATCTTGATGACAATGCGGGCGCGAGATTCGCCATCCTGGAAAAACAAGCGCGCGATCATTCGTGATCGCTCCTGAGCGCACTTAAATCGAGAATCGCCGCCGCCGCCTTGGGCGGGTGGACGCCGTTCGGGTGAAGCTTGACCCGCATATGGGTGCTCCGGGTAATGACGATCTTGCTCCCGTGCCGCGCGCAATGGCCCGGTAACGAATCGGCAAACTCCGACGCGTACCGATCGGAGTTATTGCCTTTGAAACGGATGGCGAGACCGGCGGGTAACATCATTGTGTTTTTTACGATGCCGTCCGCCCCGACGAGTCTGGAATGTTTGCTGTCGCGATGTCGTCAGCGTGCAAGCATTCCTTAAGATTGGGGCATGGGTCGGTTGTCGTTGTGATGGCAATTTTTCCGTTGCAGTAATCGTTTCCCTGCGTCGCGTCGTAGAGGATTCCCGCGACCGGAGGACCGTATGATGGAATCAACACGACCTTGTCACCGTTCTTTGCTTCTCTGCCGTTTTTGTAGTGCATATTTTTTCCTGGTTTCCTGGTTTCCCTAGCGTTTTTAGCTTCATAGTGAGGGATCAGCCTCCGTAATGATCACCGCGGCCAATTGCGAGAGTTATGGCTTATTCCACGCGGCAGAGGTTTTTGCGATTCACGCCAGTTACGTTTGCTTTCCGCGTTGTCGAAGTTCGGATGCCCGGTTGGATGGGAATAGATGGTGGCGATGTCGTAAACCAACTCAGCCAAGAATTTTACCCAGTTAATCATTCCTCGTATCCTTTATTGGCGATAGCGGCGATTGCCCAAAGCCGCTCTTGAAGCACAACTATCAGAGCCAGTAATTTGCCAACAGTCACAGCATCGAAGGTTTCTTTGCCGGCGGGCAATTCGGCTCGCAGCCGCTCGATCTCTCGGGCAGTTATCATCATTACAGACCTTTCTTAGCCGCCAGATCGATGCAGGCTTTCGACGCCACGCCGCCTTTGCTGCCGGCGACGAAGGTGCGCCCGGTTGCCCACGGTTTCGTGGCTGTCCACCAAGTAACCAGATCCGGATCGCCCGGAATTGGAACCGGTGGCGGACTCGTGAGCGGAACGGACGAAGTCAGGTCGCCGCCACGACCGAGGAGCGCGGTAAGCCCGGCGTCGTCGTAGGCGAAGCGCCCGCTTTTTCCCCAGGTGCCGCCCCATGAATTATCGAACCACCACAAGCCTTTGTCTGCGTCGCGTTCCCGGCAGACGTATTCGTGACCGCCGCGCACCTGGCCGCCGGCGGGATCTTTGATGATCCCTTCCGAGTTCGGCTTGTCCATGTTGGTCGTCCAATCCGTCCCGGCAATGAACGGCCCGTTCTGGATCAGGGTCATGGCTTCGGCGAGCGAGGTCGCCCAAACGTAACCGGAGATGAAATTGAGCTGCTTCGCCGCCTTGCTGGCGGACAGCCCGTCCGAGCCGGTATCGGTAGGCGGATACTGCCCTTGGTAAGGATCGATTGTCGTCGCGAGCGAATAAATCTTGACGGCCATTTTCTCGTTCAAGCTCGCTTGCGTCGCAGCGTCGAACGTCGGCCAGAACGGATCGCACCCGAGCGCGCCCGTCTCGGCGTTACCGGTGCACGATCCGAGGTTGCCCTGGTCGAGGATTGGAATGTGTCGCGGCCAGACCACGCTCTTGTCCACTTTCGCCGGCGGCACTACGAACCGGAGTGAGCGCGGATCGTGGTTGATGTGACGGCCAAGCCTATGCTTGCCGAGTTTGATTTCTGGGATGAAGAATTTTGGCATTTGGTTTCCTTTCGTGTTTTATGGTTTGAGCGTTGGCACAGCGGAAATTGCGGCAGGAATTAACGAAGCCGCGTTTCCGGTAATGCCGGTTGTTACAACTGACCCGACGATTCCCGATACTTTCGAAACAGCGACGCCAGCGGCGATCGTCGGCGTGCTGTGGTTGAGCACATCGGCGTGAAAGTAAACGACGCCGCTTTTGAAGGTGACGTTCGTTGCATCGCCTTGAATCACGGCGGCGAGATGATCGCGATCGTAGAGTCGTGTCTCAGCACAGCCGCACAGAAGCACCAAAATTGAGAGCCATTTGGTGATCCGTTTCATCACAAGTCCGTGCCAAGCCTGATGCCAGTTCGGATAAGGCAATCGAAGCAAGCGAATAGCCCTATCTAGGTCTGGTCTTTCAAGACAACTTTGTGGATCTAGTCGCTTTGCTGAGTGCATCGCGGCTATTAGGTCAGTTAACTTCAGCCTTACTGGCGCAGACCCTAAGGTACCCGATGTGCTCATTTAATCGGGTTTCCTTTCGTTAACTTCCTTGGCACGTGTTGAATTGTAGAACTGAACGATACCCAGTGCCCAAAGGGAGTAAAAAACTCCGCTTCCCGTATCTACACCAACACCGTCTTCCGTCACGTTCCATTCGTTAGTTTGCTTTTCTTCTGACTCATTCATATTTTAAGTCGCTGCTGGATAGGGAGGGTTCGTTTTTCATTATTTAGTTTCTTTTCTTCCTGAAATCGCCAATAACAATCCAAACAGCATTGTTCCTGCGTGACGGACATTTCCAAGTCTCCACCGATGGCGTAGATAAACCCGTGTGCCGTGATTGTTAAAAAATATTCCTGCCCGGCTAAGATGGTTGGAGTTGGAATTCCAAGGGCCTTACACACCTTACAAAACAGGTCTGTACGAGCTAGAATTTTCATGGTCTTGGCGTGCCACCCATTGCTTTGGTCGCGGCAACGGTCATGTCGAAGAAGTCCGGGTTCTTCGCATCCGCGTACCATTCTTCGGCGAATGGCACCCCGTAACCGACCATCGCATTGAGAGCGCGCTGCATGACGTCCTTCAAATCCGTGGTCGGCTGGTTGCCATTAAGCCGGCAGAGGGTCACTCCGTCCGGTACACACATCGATGCGCTGGTTACGGTTTGGAGTCCGGCCAGTGGGACGCGCTTAAAGATCATCCATTTGATGTAGGCTTCCGAGCCGTAGCTGGGTTCGGTGGCCGGCGGTGGCCCCCATGTCGCCGACACCACGTTGCGCGAGATGTATACCTGGCTGGCGAACGGCTGCTTATCGAGCCAGTCCACCGTTTCCCAGGCGAGCGTCGAGTAGTTGCCCGGCCCGCCGTCGCGCGGATCTGGTGAAGTATTGGCGAGACGCGTGTCCAGTCCGCCGATTGGCAGCTTCAAAATCTTGCCCGGCCACGCCGCTGAGTTCGCGGCAATGATCTCTTTCCCGACGTTCAACATCTTGTCGCGTGTCCAGCCTTTCGCGAGCCATTGCGACGGCTGGTCAATGCCGACGTTGCAACTTCCGTCGCCGTGCGTGACTAAAGTTCCATCAACGTAAGAACCGGCCGGTGGCGGACAGGACGATGACGGTATGTTGGTCAGCGTTGTGACCGAGTCGGTGATGTTCCAGTCGTTCGTCCGGTGGTTGGCAAAGGGAGTAAAGCTCCCGATGATTGCAGGGTCATCTTTGTAGTGCGCGGCCACGGCCGCGTACAACGCGATCCGCTTCTCCTGGTAGCGCGTGTCCCACGGCAGCACGGTCACGATCGGTTTGCCGTAGGTGGTTCCCTCATGTCCGGGATCAAGGAAGGTAATGGCTTGCCCTGCAGCTTCACGTTCGTTCACTAACCAGGCCGGCGCATTTTCTGACGACGCGGTTACACTGACGACTAAATGCGTGAAGCCAGCCGCCTTCGCTTTGGCAACCTTGGCATCCAGCTTCGTAAAATCGTAAGCGCCATCCGACTTCTCAACCTCGTACCAGAACAGGCTGAGATTGACGCCGACGAGTCCCTTGTTAGGCGCGAGCAGTTCGGGCGTGTCGCCGCCCAATCCCCACACGCCTTTTGGGTAATTGTAAGCGCCGGGCGTAGCGGTAGGCGTCGGCGATGGAGACGGCGTCCCTGACGCCGTGGGACTAGCGGTAGGAGTCGGCGCCGGCTTGCCGAGCTTCGACTTCAGCCACGCTATCGCCCTGTCCCTGACCGTGCCGCTGGTCGTGGAAACAGTCCAGTTAGCGAAACTGTGCTGGTTGCCGGAGACGGTGAACTCTATGTAATCAGTCACTCCGACCGCCTGCAATTTCGCGAGCAGTTTTCGCTGATGCGCGGCTGGCATCGGATCGTTCTGCGCGCGCTCCAAGAATATCGGCTTGACGCCTGAGTTGACGAAAGCGATGGGCGACATCGAAAGTTGCCTCGCCAGGTCAGTCGTCCCGGTGTAATCGTTGAAGTCGCGCGTTTGCGCATCGAGATATTGCGGGGCAGCCGTGCGGTCGCTGAAATCGTACGCGCCGGACAAGCAGACTGATGCGTCCACGCCTCCCGGTTGTATGACGAGGGATGCCGCGTGGGTTCCACCGGCGCTGCCTCCAACCGCACCAACTTTTCCGTTACAAAGCGGGTTTCTGCGCGCGGCGGCAGCTGCCATTTGGACGTCGTCTGTCTGCTCGTGCCATCGACCGGAGCTGATTTGGCCCGGCAACTTAATGGTGTCCGGTCGATACTCGATCACGACCGCGTAAATTCCGGCTGCGGCCAGGTCCGTAGCCACTTGAGAACCTTCGTTCGTGATGTTGCAATGCCTGAATCCGCCGCCGGGAATTATCAGGGCGAACGGCCACGGGCCGTTCCCGGCAGGCTTGTAAGGCTTCCAATGAAGCTTTGTTCCGTCAGCTGCGGTTCCATATTGCTGGATCCCGTTAATGATCGGCGGAGTCGCTGTAGGCACAGGCGTGGGAGTCGGCCTCGGCGATGGAGACGGCGTCCCTGACGCCGTGGGAGTAGGGGTCGGTTTCGGCGTTGGACTCTGCGTAGCCGTAGGCGAAGGAGAGGGCTTCGGCGTCGCCGAGTACCACGGCACTGGCGTAACCGTCGGGGGTGGCGAGATGATCGGGGAAGCCGGTGTCGGTGTCGGCGTCACACGCTTCGGGTGCCACCAGTTGAGGAGCTTGAACTTTGCCGCGCCGATAGTGAGCCAGGCGCCGTGTGCGAACCCGAATTGATCGCCGTACGCGAAGCCTTCTTTACAAGTGTTATTGACCGCCTTGTAGAACTCCTTCGGATTCTCCGTTCCCCAGCCGCCGTAGAGACTCGACCAGTTCTTTGGCGTGAGCGGAACGATGAGCGTGTAGGTGCCGCCGGGGCCGAGCTTCGCGCTGTAGGGATTGCTCCACCAGCGTTTCCAGTTCGATACTCCGTCGTCGCCGCATTCCTGGAAGTAAAGCCGGACCGTAGGCGTGCCGCCTCCCGCCGATTTGAATTTGCCCGCGTCGATGGAGAACTTGGCCGCGATGCTTTCCGGGTTCGAGAAAGTCTTGTCCTTAACGATCATGTGAACGCCGTCCTTCGTCGGGAAAGCGAACCAGAACAGGTTTCCGCTCGGGTTAAGTTTTGTGTTTTTGCTGTATTGCAGTTCCCAGCCGGCGTAGGCGGAAGAAACCAAGAGGAACAAAGGAAAGAGGAAGATGAATTTCTTCACGGTGTTGTCTAAGGTTTGATGTTTGATGTTTGAGGTTTGAGGTCAGCCGGCGTGGCGGAGGCAACCGTGAGATCGTCCAGGAATTGGGTGAGCAGCCTTGTGACTGCGGCGCGCAACGTGATCAGTCCGGTGCCGCCGAGTGCGCCCCAGATGGTTGGATCGCTCGGCCACCAGGCGCGCGATACGCCTAACGAGTAAACGACCAGGGCGCCGCCGACGAGGTAAGTCTTTTTGCCTGCCACGTGAGCCGTGAGGGCTTTTACGTGGCCGGCCAGAAATTGAACCACGGATCGCACTGTCATTTCTTCACCGGTGGAAGCGTGCTAACGAGGTCGTCGAACTCAGCCCTGGTAATTTTGTTATTCTTTAGGTCGGTCGCCCACTGTTCGAGGTGCGCGGCGCGATATTGGTCGGCGTAGATTTGCTGAGCGGCATCGGCTGCCAGCGCCGCCTCGGCCTGCATGGCCTGGAGCTGTTCCGGCGTGAGGTTCTCGCAACCAAATAGAATCAACCCGAGCAGGACGAACGCCGCGAAAACGAGCAGCCTCGCGAACGATGAGGAGCGATGCTTTCCGAACGCGCGGCAGTTTCTATTTGGAAAGCGAAGCCAATGATTTAGCACTGCGCCAACAATGCGGGGCGCATCCAAAAAAACGCAAGCCGTGCAGTCCTTGCAGTCCTTGCTGCCATGTATTTTTGCTTGCCACCGCCACAAATGGTGGTTTTAATGCGATTCGGCGAGTTATCGACAGCCGATTCAAGCAACCACGGATTACCCGGATTTCACGAATCGAGGGGATGCGACCGCCGGGCGTCCTGCGTTTACTTATCGCGCGAGACCGGCCATGCCACTTGTCAACATGTCGGAGATGTCGCTCACTTTCCCCTCAAACAAGAACGTGGTGTGCAATTCCCAGCCAGTGTAACCGCCGAAGCTGTTCTTCGCATTGATCCAGGCGGGAACGATCCAGCCGTAATGGCGTTTTCCTCCGGCGAACGCACCGTCCTGAGCAAAACCTTTGCGCGGCGTTTCGAACCGATACATCGCCGTGAACGGATCCTTCAATCGGCCAGGCATCGAGTAGTAGCCGCGAATCACGGTTTGCCAATTCGATGGCAGCGTTCCGAAATTAGCTGTTGCGCTTTCCTGTTGACTGATGGTTGCGTTCGCGCAACCGCAAAGCAGCGCGCCAGCCAGCAGTAGTAGAATGGTTGTTTTCATTTCCTTTTCCTCTTTGGTTTTGAATAGCTGATTCTCATCGACACTGGTCCGCTGTTGTTGTCGCCTACCGATTGCATCACGCGAGGTGCGTCGATGCTGGGATTTTCGGCGATCCGAAGTGCCTCTCGCTCAGATAGGCCGACTTCTTTTGCCAGGCAGTAGCGGTAGAAACCAGACTTACTCATCCGGCGTTTCCTCGCTTCGCGATGGGCTGCCACCAGTAAATCTTTGGGGGCGCTGAAGGCGTCGACCGCCTGGTTGTCGCTACGCTCTCGTGGCATATAAGCGGTTTATACACCTGCCTGAAAAAAGTGAAAGAATTTTCTTGACCGCTCGTTATACGCAGTTATACGGTGACGGTCGTGGTAGCAAATCAGATCTCAAAAGAAGAGCTGGAGATCGCAGCGTTTAGACTACCGAAGAGACTTCGTTCTCGCGCGAAAGCAAAAGCTCACGCCGAAGATCTCACCTTTTCACAGCTGATGCGCCGTGCAATTCGGCGCGAACTGGCCGCTGAATGTATGCCCGGAGGCACGAAATGAAAGAGGCGCCAATTTTGATCAAGGCCAAGACAGAGGGCCGGGACTCTCTCTATCCGCACGAAACGGCTTTGGCCCTCAGCACATCACTGCGGCAAGTGCATCGAATGGCCGATCAGGGAGAGCTCAAGTGGTTTTGTGTGTCACTAGGAAACCTGCGTTCGCACCGACGTATTTATATCGCCTCGATTGAGGAATTTCGTTCACGTGGTAACGGCCACCTGAACGGGAACGGGAACGGGAACGGCCACGGCAAAAACGGGAGTGCGCGATGAGCGCGGTGGGCGAGCTTGCGTCAGCGGTTGATCACCTCAAGCAGGCCGAGGCGGCTGCGCGGGTCGGGTTCGCCGGCGACCATGACGTCTGGCTTTCGATCGAGAAGGCGCTTTGCGCGGCGATCGCGGCGCATGGTTTTGTTCAAGGCGTCGCAGACGCGCGTATACGTCGTCGAGTTGGTCGGCCATTTCGCGAACCTGGCCCTTCAAATATCCAATCTCGCCGATGTGCTTGTGAACGAGATCGCGCAAGTAGTCGTCGGCCATCGGGCCAGGCTAACAGCCGCACAACCGGAGGGAAAGCGTAATGGGCGCGGAGATCGTGGACGAATTTTCTGTGCGCCGGGATGTATCGAAGCAGCGCCGCCGCCAGCTGCGGCATAAACGGGACGGTCTTTGTCTGCTCTGCCCTGAGCCGGCCGCGAACGGAAGTCATTGCGCCAGGCACGCCGTCAACGTGCGCGAGGAACAGCGGCGCCGGCAAGGCTGCGGACGTCGGAACTGGCTGGCGCAGAGCTACGGCTTTGAATTTGCGAGGTAAAAAATTATGAGCTCGCAACTGATCGTTAAAAAAGAAGAGGGCATGTTCATCTTGCGCGAGATGCGCGGCGGCGAATGTGTCGTCGCGATCAAAGCGCAAACCGCGCAACAGATCATCGATTATCTGGACGCGAATTATCCCAGGGGGACGATCGCGCGCTGGATCATCGTGCCTTCCAACATCAACCCTCAACCCTCAACCCCCAAACCTCAATTGCTGATTGCCATGGCCGTAGCGCGCCGAATGGAAACGCTCGCACACCAATTCAGCTCATGAGCTTTTTTCTTCTGCTCTTTTTCGTGTTCGCGCTCGTGCTCGTAGGCGCGATCGATTTCGCGGCGCGTCGTTTGATCCACGCGGTCTTCGAAGCCTGGGCGGCACTGTTTCTGCTCTTCTATCTTCTAACTTCTAACTTCTTTCTTCTTCCCCACGATATGCGCGCAGAGTCGGCCGGTCGCGAGGCCGGTCGGTGTGTTCCAGACTTGCACGCTCATAGCTCTGCGCGCATGTCCTCCGAAGCCGCCTACTCCGCCCCCCGCTCAGCGGGGCTACGAAGGCTGGATGGGGCGAAGGAAGGCGCCTCTTTTTAACATGAATCCGCACGAAGCAAATTTATTGGTCGCGCAGCAGATTCGCGTGTCGCACATGAACAGAGCGCACGGGTTCGTTTATCTACGCGATCGCCCCGCCTCGGCGGGGTTTCTCTCGCAAGTACACGACGAGAACGATCCCACTCGTGGGATGAACGTGATCATCTGCGGCTGGCTCCGGGACGGTCTGCCCATCGCGCTCACCCACCATTCTTACAACTGACCATGAACGCTGAACTGCAACTGGTAATGTCGAAGAGCGAAACGCTGACCGGCCGGCAATGGGCCGGGCTCCTCGGGATCACGCGATCGGCTTTTTATATGCGCAGGTTGTCGCCGTCGCACGCGGGGGACAAGCGAAGTTATTTCGCGTTCGAGGCGTTGCCGTTCACCTGGCAATGCGAGTTAGAGGCGAAAAAAGATCAGCATCGGGCGCAGAGTTTCACCGATCTGATGGCGATGATGCGCGTCGAGAAACGATGGGCGCCTGCCCGGAAATGGGAAAGCTACCCGAAGAACACGCGCCTGATCGCGGAGAAACGTAAAGCCGCGCTCTCGTTTTATTATAAAGCGCTCGATGACGGCCGGACAAAGGAAGCTGCAAAGAGGCTCGCGATACAGGCATGGAACGATCTCTTCTCTTGTAGCCACGGCGCTGTGAGCCGTTGTTCCGAGCGCACCATCCGCAACTGGGTGGATCTCATCGATAAACGCGGCGGGTTCGAGTTCGCGCCGATGGAAGCGTATTGCGACGAAAAAAGTTGCGCGCATAAGAAAGCGCAACTGCAAACGAAACTGCCGGCCCAGCTCGGGCTGACCGAAGAACAATTCGAAGCGCTCGCGGGCGAGATCAAAGCGCGCTCGGTAAAATGCGAGCACGTCAGCGCGGTCCATCACAGCATGAAACTCGATTGGTTGATGGGTCGCGAAGTTCCCGGATTAGGCGTGCGCCAGGGCGGCGCGGATTTTCCGCTCACCAAAAAGCATGTCCGCGCATTTGCAGCTTCGACCGGTGCACGGCGTCTCGGCAGCCACGGCAACGCGCGGTTCGTGCGCGAATGCGCGCCGTGGATTCATACCAGCACGGCGACATTGCGCCCAATGGAATTGATCGTGCTCGATGACACCCGGATCGATCTGATTTGTCACGACGATCTTAATCCGTCGCGGCTGATCGAGCTGAAAGCTTATCTGGTCATGGACGTCGCCACGCGGCGGATCCTGGGGTTCACGGTGAAAGAAGGCTCGTTAGGTAAAGAAGATGTGTCCGCGCTGTTTGCGCGGGTCCTGCGCGGGTTCGGGTTGCCGAGCAAATATCCGATGCACATCATTTTCGAGCGCGGCGCGGTCGCGTGCGCGCCGGCGAGCGAGACGTTGCTCACGAGTTTGTGGCCGGGCCGGATCGTAATTCATCGGACGTCGATGGACGGCGGCAATTCCACGGTCGCGAGTTTCTGGGAATCGCGCAGCGGCCATTGGATGGGTAAACCGTGGATTGAAAGTTTTATGCGGACCCTGGCGATTTTGCTCGAGCAATTACCAGGCCAACGCGGTGGCGATTACCGGCGCCAACCGGCGCAGCTCGGGTTCAAAGGCCGCGAACATTCCACGGGCCGCTTGCTTTACGACAAGGGCTCCGGCCCTCTGAGCACGCAAATGCACGAGGCGGCGCTGACCGCCTTCGCCGATCTCGCGATTCAATGGATCCATGGAGGAGTTGGCCGGGATTCTAGGCCACGGCTGAAATCGTCGCCGTTGCGTCCGAAACGCTGGGTGATCGAGCAAATCGCCGAAACGATCGCGCTCTATAATAATGAGACCGATCACGAGCGCGAAGGATTTGCCCGGATCGAGTTTCAATGTCCTAAGACCGGCGCGCTCAAGTCCCGCAACGAATCGTGCAACGAAAGATGGATGGCGTTGTCCCAACGCCATGAATCCGAGCGCATTCATCCGGCTGACGCCGCCAGCCTTCTCAGGTGGCGTGGTAAAGCCGTGACCGTTGATGCGCGCGACGGCGTCACGTTCGATCTCGCCCCGTTCAAGGGACTCCGGTTTTGGAAACCGGAATCGCTCTGTTGCCATCTGGCCGCGCAGCTCGCCACCCAGGAGAAAAAGATGGTCGCGCTCTACGACGCGGAAGCGTTCCGCACCTGGCGCCCGGAATGCGGTTGGGCGTTGGAAGTGCACATCATCTGTGACGTGAATACCGCGACGTGGAAAGCGGGCGACGAAGGCCGTTACGTCGAGACCTTGCCGTTGTACGGCGCGGTCGATCGGATGGACGCCGCCGCGATGGCGCAAGCGTGTGCCGACAAGGCGCGCGTCGTGCGCCGGATGAAACTGGAGCTGGTCCAGGCTGCCGGTCCTGCAGTCGTTAGGCAACTCGCCGATCTCGATCACGACGAAGCGCAACTGCGCGGCGTGATCGCGCGGATGGACCTGGACCGCCCCCAATTACCCCAAAGCGATTTCACGAAGTCGGTCGCAGTCGGCGCAGAGAGCGCAGAGTTCGTCACCCGCCGCGAACAACAACGCCCAGCGCTGACAAAGCTGGAAGCTTTTCAGCAAGCTCATATCCACCACGAAGGACACGAAGAACACGAAGGCGAACCGGAGGTTTTTTAGCCACGGATTAACACGGATCAGAAATCAAACCTCAACCATCAAACATCAAACATTCTTCGTGAACACCCGCACCTCAACCAACGACGATCCTTCCCACGCGCCGGAGCGCAATCTGTCGAGCGCGCGGTTGCGCCCGATCAATATCTCGCTCGCTGTCGCTGCGCAAGCCACTCGCTCTTACCCAACAGAAAGCCGCAATGCGGCTCTCTGGCTGGCGAACCTGGCCGCGAATTCGCAGCGGATACAGCTTTGCTGGCAACGTCGGCTCCTCCCCGATCCGATCGGCACCATCGGGCGAATCACCGAGGCCGATCTTTGCTCGAAACTCGGGCTCCATCCGATCGAAGTTTATCGGGCGCTTACCGGGCACGACGAAGCCGATCTAGACAAATTTTGTCTAGCCGTAAAACGTCTACGCGCGGAATTCGAATCGAAATTGCCGCCACTCGTTAAGACGGCCGATTCGCGCGCGATCGCGGAAGCGTTCGAGATCGCCGGGGATGAACACCGGATCACGGTTGTCCAGGGTAAATGGCGCCATGGCAAGACCGAGGAAGCCGAGCGCAACTGGCTGCTTAATTTGCATCGGGCCGTCTGGCTCGATTGCCCGGAGGACAATTATGATCGCACATTCCTGGCCGCGCTCGGGGGCGCGCTCGGAATCGGGGCTAACGTCAGTAAAAAAATTCCGGTCCTCCGCGCCCAGATCAAGACCGCGATGGGCATCGGGTTGATCGACACTGTCATCATCGATGAAGCCCATAATTTATGGCCGGAAAATCTGCAATCGATCAAACCGAAGCGGGTCGAGTTTATCCGGCATCTGCGCGATTCGTTAGGGGTCGGCGCGGTGTTGCTGACCACCGAGCAATTCGCGTTGGCTGTAGAAATTTCCAAGGCGCACAACGCGCGTTACGCACCGGGCCAGCTCGCAGGGCGGCGTTACCAGTTCGAGCTACGCGACGCGCACACCGACCGCGAGATCCGCGCCATCGCCGCGCTCCATTGTGGCAACGCGACCGACGACGCTTTGGATGGCCTGGTCACGTTTGCCAAAGCTGAGGAAGGTTATCTCGGCATCATGATCGAAGCGATCGCGGCCGCGCGGCACCTGGCCGGCAACCACAGCACGCCCATCACCGCGACGCACGTGGCAGTAGCCACGCGCCAGCAACAAACCGACGCGCGGGTAAAACAACTCGCCCTCACCGCGAAACCAGCGCGTCGCGGCAGGTTCAAACTACTCGCTGCATGAGGGCCTCATTGATGTCTAGCGCAGATCTGGAAGCGAAATATCGGAAGAGTCTAAATCCAAAAAAGCGCAAGGCCATCGCGCGCATTCTTTTCAATCGATGGTGGAACAGCCATAGGCTTATCGGTAACACATCTGTCGGCAAGTTCGTAGTGCTCAAACCCATCAACTTCGGAATGGAGATTGGAATACACGGATGAGAACCGAAGCCGGCGACAAAATTTCATCGATGCTCGACCCCGAGCTTCTTGAGGTGCTCACTGAGCGCGAGACGGATATTCTTTACGACCGATTCGGAAGAGACGGAGGAAAGCGAAAGACCTTAACGGAAGTTGGTAAAAACTTTGGGATTGGAAGCGAACGTGTCAGGCAAATCGTGGGCAGATCAATCCTAAAACTTCAGCGCGCGGTGGACAAAAAAAAGCGTGGTCTCCCCATAGGATTATGAGAACACGTGGAGGCGACAAAATTTTCAGCGTAATCCGGCGCCACGTCGGCAAAGAAAACGCCATCAGCGCCGCCGAGATTTGCGACGAGCTCGGCCGGAGCGCCGGCAATGCGCGCGAAGTCCGGCGCATTATTTCAGACGAATCCTGCCTCTGGCCGAACGTCCTGGTGTGCGCTTATTCCGGGAAAAACTGCGGTGGTTATTTCGTGGCTGAAAGCTTCGAAGAAGCCGAGACGTATTTGAACTGGCTCACTGAGCTGGCCGCGGTGGCCAGCCGTAAAGTTTTCAATTTCCGCGAAGCCTGCTCCAAAATGGGCATCAGATTCAAAAAGGCCGCCTAAGCCACAGATTTACACGGATGAAACACGGATTCGGAATGAAGCCAGACAAGAAACATCGATACAGAGTGATGACGCGAAGCGGCGTTCGTTACCTAAACGAACAACAGAAAGAGGAACTCATGGCTGCTGTTTTTAAACCTCTTATCCGTGAAAATCCGTGTCCATCCGTGGCTAAAAAAATGAATCTATGACACACCGAATCAAAGCGCTCAGCGAAATCAGATCCCGCGACGAATTCGAGCGCGTGATCGACAACACCGTAACCATGCAGATCGCCAAGGAGCGCCTCGAGCTTCGACGCGATTTGAAAATCCTCGCCATTCGCAACGAACTCGACGCCGACATTAACGATCTCTCGGAAAAGATGCAGGTCAACGTCATCCGGGCTGAGAAATACGCGGCCGAGCATCGAGAAGAGTTGTTGCCAGGCAAAAAGAAATCGGCCGACACGAAGTTCGCATTTTTCGGCTTCCGCACCGGCAACCCAACGCTGGTGTTGCTTAATCGGAAATGGACCTGGGCGAAAGTGATCGAAGCGATTAAGGCGACGGCCTCCGCGTTTTGGCGTAGCTACATCATAACTAAGGAGAGCGTTGATAAGGACGCCCTCAAGCAGTTGCAGCCCGAGCAGCTCGCCGAAGTCGGACTGCGCGTCGATCAACGCGAAGTATTCTTTGTCGATCCAAAGCGCGACCCGGCCGATCCGCAACGGCTCGTCTCGCAACAGGAGGCCGCATGAAATTTCTACAAAAAGGAGCGGGGCTTCTTCTCTGAGCGTGCAGAGCGGAGCCTCTTATTGCGTTTGCAACCGCTATCTCCTCGCGTGCTGAGTTTATGAACACCGAAAACGAAAAGAAAACATTCGATGAATGGGCGCTAGTCGAGCTCTTCGGCCATGCGCGGATTGTGGGTCGCGTAACCGAAGCGACGATTGTCGGCGGCGCGTTCATCAGAGTCGACGTGCCTGACAAGGAGGGCGCGATCGCGTTCACCAGGTTCTTCGGTCCCGGCGCGATTTACTCGATGTCGCCGATCAGCCGCGATATGGCGATCGCTCTGGCGCAGCAACAAAATGCCGAGCCGGTGAAGCGATACGAATTTCCGACGGCGTTGAAAGACGCGTCGGCCGACGAGGAGCCATTCGCGTGACGCCGGGCGAGATTATGGCGATCAGCGATGTTGTCGCTGCGAAACTTGAGAGCGTGCTGCGCGAGATCGCGGTCCCTAAACCTTCGCGCGCGTCCGAGCATTACGCGGCATTGACCTTGTCGATCGTCCTCCTGCGCGAGCAGGTGATGTCCGAAACGACGCCGGCAGACCGCAAGATTGTGATCGAGAGAGAACTCGCCGACCTGATCAAAAAACGGATCGAACTCGAGGCCGAATTTGAGCCGCAGGACGCAATAGGAGGATCGTGACGAAGCTTCACATCTCAAAATCGCTGTCCCTGCCGATCGACGCGGTCACGCAAAAGTTCGGCATCCTCGGCCGCACCGGCTCCGGCAAAAGTTATTTCGCAACCAAGTTATGCGAGGAAATGCTGGATGCCAAAGCGCAGATCGTGGCGCTCGATGTCATCATCGATCGGCGCGGCGAGGATGTGACCGCAGAAGAAATCGGCCAGGAAGTCGGGATCGATCACACCGGCGGGCATTTCAGCAACACGATTGGACCGCTCGGAACGCTCGGCCTGATCCGGCGATCCCACGGCGTCATCAGCCCAACAGAAATCATTTTCCCGCCAGGTTTATCATGAGTGAGCCGGTCCACCTCAGAATGACTCTCGATGTCACGGCCAAAAACCAGGGCGTGCTCACGCAATTCTGCGCGGATCATTGTCGATCGGTTGGTTATAACGTCGCGCCGGCACACGCCAAATGGGAATCGAAACGCGAGTTTATGAAGCGGCTTGGTCTCAAGAATCATGACTCGGTCAATCGCGACATCGAGACCTGGCTCGCGCGCGGCAATACACTTCCGCTTGATCGCGCGCCGACCGGCAAGCTGATGGAGCTGCTGAGCAACACCGATTTCGAGGCGTTCTGTAAACGCCACAAGAGTCTAGAGAAAATCAAACCTCAAACATCAACCCACAAACATCCATAATGCAACTCTCCCAGGCCCACCGTCTCGCGCTCAAGGTTATGTCGGAGCTTTTGCCGTTCTGTGAAAAGATCGAGATCGCCGGCTCGGTCCGGCGCGAGCGCAACCAGGTGAACGATCTCGACCTGGTATTGATCCCGAAAAACGGATTAGCGCCGATCATTAAACGGATGCTGCGCAGCTGCGAGCTGGTGACCGGCGGCCGAGTCCTGGATTCGCGCAATCTGACTTATCAGCTGCGGACCGGCGGCCATCAGATCGATCTCTTCGTCGCGCACGGCGAGATTGTCGATCTTGTTTCGCGCACGCCGAGCAATTGGGGCGCGGTCTATCTCTGCCGGACTGGCTCTGTGCAGCACAACGTCCAGCTTTGCGCGCGTGCGCAAGCCAAAGGCTTAAAATTCGCGCCGTATCGCGGCGTGGTGAACGTCGGTAATGAAATCATCGCTAGCGCAACCGAGGCCGATATCTATCACGCGCTCGATTTGCCCTACCGCGAACCAACCGACCGCGAGGTGCTCAAATGATGATTTACGCCTTGATCCTCTCGGCCGTCGGTTTTGGCTTCTGTCTCGGCGCGATCGCCGTGGGTGGGCCTGGATTGAGGGTTCGGCTTAGATGGGCACTGGAAGACGCCGAATATTGGCGGCGTTCTTATTATAGAGTAATCGAGCGGCGACCGACCGATCGCGATCTGGACGATGCCGATTGGTGGAAAGAGGAAGCATGATCTCTGACGAACAGGCTTTTGATAAAGTCTTCGATGAGCTGAAGTTCGCCCGATCGAAATTCAAGCCAATCTCGGACGGCCACTACGGATTCGCCGTCATTAAAGAGGAACTCGACGAGCTCTGGGATTCGGTCAAAACAAATGACCTGGAGAACGCTCGCAAAGAAGCAATTCAAGTGGCCGCTATGGGTGTCAGGTTCTTTTTGGATCTCCAATGATCTCTAACCGCCAAAACCGTTTCTATTGGGGCCTGTGGGGGAAAGCAAAGCGGGAGCTCATGCACGGCCGCGAGACCTGGACATGGCTCAATGAGAACAATCGCCGGCACGAGCTCCACGTCCGCGCGATCGGCTACGATAAATCTCATTACGACCTGACAAACCGCGAGTTCGATCGTGTGATCGCCGAGCTTAAAGCGATTATTAATCCTGGCGCGGCCCGGCCTTCCCGGATCAACGCCCAGGATATGGAACGCCGCCGGCTCTATTTCGGCCTGCGCAGCCTGATGCGAAAACTGCGCGTCCGCGAGAACTACGTCCAGGCCATTGCCGATCGCATGTTTTTCAAGCTGCCGGTTAACCTGCTAGAGACCGAGGAGCTGCGAAAACTCATCATCGCCCTGCGCGAACACGAAAAGCGGAGGGCGGCCTAACGTGGGAGATCAGCCATGAGCAAATGTGAAAGTCTCGATGGGCAATGCGGAAAGAGTTGGTGCAACTGCGATGAAATCAGGGCGCGTCGCCCAAGAGCGAATTGGCTGCATCGACTGGTTACGGCGATACGATGGTGCGAGTCTATGTGCTATTTTCACGCGGTGGTGATAGCGGCGGATTGCGCATATCTTTTTGTGTCGAGTGACCGCGCATGCTGGTGGCTGGCCGAGGCCCTGTTCCACTGGAAAAAGGCGAGAGACCTATATCGCTCTAAACGGCGGAGCTGAGCGACGTGGACGAGAGCGAGCCTGACTAACACTGTGAACGAAGAACCACCACAAATGCTGAACGACATGGCTCATTCGCTTCATCGACTGGTTGGGCGACAAATCCTCCATCACTCCAAGTTTCCGAAAAACTTTAAGGACGGCATGACGGGCATGTTTCATTCATTGGATTTTTATTCGTCCCAGAAACGGGTGAACAGTTTCCGGGTCGCCTTGGATGGCAAACCATGGCGGGTCCAGATCAGCGCGACCAATGCGTTTGCCTGGCTTCGACGGCACCTCCCGCAGTTCGCCCTCCACTCTTAAATATGAGCGTTGTCCTCGCACCTGGCGCCAGTGTTCAAAACGACCTGCCTCTATTTCGAGCCCCGACCATCGGTATAACAACCGATCGAATTCAACAGCTGATTCGGATTTTGGGCGACGGTGGATGGCACACGGCGCGCGAGCTGAAGGTCCACGGATTCACCGATCGCGAGCTTCGCGAGCTGGTCGAGAATTCAGAGGGCCAGATATTCAGTTTTCCTGGTTCACCTGGCTATAAGCTGTTCGATTTCGTGACCGAAGAGGAGTTTTCGCAGTGCGCCTCCCTGAAAAACCAGGCTGAAGCCATGCTCCGGCGTTATTCCCGCTACCAACGCCGGCATCATAAGCATGAATGAAACCCGAGGTCGCCCGATTCGTCGAGGAAATGCTGCGCCTGATCCGGCGCGAGTTTTTCGTGCAAAAGACCGATAGACGCTTTTTCCAGGAGCGCTCGATGCTGATCCAGGCCATCACTTGGCCGGCCAAATGGATGAACGATCGTGGCGCGAGGCTGCCGGCATTAGGTTACCGGCGGATTCTCATAAAAGTGATCGGTACTATTAAGAGACACGGTAACCTGGCGAAGATTCAGCGATTCTCGGCTTACTTCCTGTACGCCGTCCAAGAGCACATGACGCACCACGGCGACGAGTACTATTATGAGGCCAAGGCCGCACGCCCGATCAGCGCCGTGGTGCAGGCTGTGGCGCGCCGGGTTCGCCCAGGTCAGGCCCCGGACAGCACGACCGAGACCTTGGCGCAGATAAATCAGGTCCTGCGCTCCAAAGGCGGCCGGCGCCAGCGGATTCCAGCTTCGCAGCCCGACTTACTTGACACCTTGACACCTTCCGAAACTGTCAAGCGCAGTCAAGCTCGCTAGGCAGATTGGCAATCTGTACGCGCACAGCCGCGCCGGATTCCACGATTGGCAATCTGTTGCTAAGTCGTCCGAACTCGCGTCGTAAGTCGCCCGGATTCAATCTCCTGCATCCTAATTCACCCTCCTTCGCCCTCTGGTAATCTGTCGCTAATTGCCAGGGAAATTCCAGCCTAATAAAATACGTGCCTGGAGGGATTCGAACCCCCAACCTTCTGATCCGAAGTCAGAAGCTCTATCCGGTTGAGCTACAGGCACAAATGGCACGTCAAAAAGTTACAAATG